GGCGGTCTGCGTGGGAGGGGTCGTCCAGGTCGATGCCATGAGCGAGATCGCAGCGGGACCGGCGGATGAGTTGGTCATCGCCGTGGTCACGGCTACCGGGGTCGCTGGAGTATTGGTCGCTATCCTCGCCCAGCGCGTCATCTGGTTGATGAGCGAGGTATCGCCTCCACCCCAGGAGAACATCTTGACCAGACCCACCATGTTGACGACCGTGGAATAGACCGAAAGCATGTTGAGATTGGTTGCACTTGCTGCTGCCGTCGCGTTGAAACTGCCCGTATATTGGGCCATAAAATAACTCCCCTCTTAACCCGGCAAGATAAGCCGCGTCTCGCCGGGATCAAGCCCCGCGGCCCTACAGAACCCTAACCTGCGCTCGATGAGCTCGATCTGCTCCTCGGCACGCTTAACGTAAGGATAACAGTCCTCGACACATTCCTTCGCATCACAGGTGGGCTTCATACACCGGTTACAGAAGTTCTGCACTGAAGCCGCCGCCCAGCGCTGCATGTCGATGATCGCCTGACAGTGGGGACAGGTCTGGATGTCCGCCCCCCGATGGCGGGTATCGTCACCGCCCACTACCCACTGGGCATTGCCTGCGCCGTGAACGTGTGGGGTGCCGACGATGATACTCATGAGTCGGTCATCTCGAATTCCATCATGCCGCCGGACGGGAGCTTTGCCCGACCGGTGCGCTTCCTCGGCTTCAACGACTCGCCGTGTTCCTGGGCGATTGATCTCGCGAGCTCGGCAATGGAACGGGCGAGGTCTTCCTGGCCCTGGAGGATGCTCTTGGCGAGATCCTGCTGGCTCTGGACGAGCTTAGTTACCTGCTGATCCCCCGCCTGGGCGAGACGCTTGGACGAGATCGTGATCCCGAGGCGGTCCTTACCGCCCCCAGCGCCGTTACCGCCCAGTCTCGCCTGCTGGTCGGCCTTGCGGCTGTCGGCCTCGAAGCCGAGATTGGCCTTATAGCCTTCCGTCTCCATGCCGTGCTGGTGTTCGACCTCGCCGGCCGCCAACCCGAGCTTGTGCTCGAGGACTTTCTCCTCCTTGGCACTATCGGACTGCTTGCGGGCGATGAGGAGCTTCGTCACGTTGTTCTGCCGCGCGATCTTCTCCCGACTCTGGTTCTGCTCCTGCGTCGCCTGGGCCTTTGCGGCCGGACCCTTGAGCAACTGGGTCTGCAGCTGCTGGATGGTCTGCTGCAGCTTCATGACTTCGGGGTTCGCCCCGTCCACCACGAAGCGTTCGCCGTCCTGGTAACCGGAGAGTCCCGCGTATTCTTTCCATAACTCTTTGGCATCCATGAAGGGGGGCAGAAACCGCATCAGCTGGGCAAAGGATTGGGCGGCATAAACGAAGCGCTGTAGCTTCTGCACGGGGTCGGTCGCGCCCATACCGACGTTCACCGTGATATTCATCTGGCTGTCGAGGATGGCGTCCGTCACGTCGCTCATCCCGAAGCGCTTCATCACCTGGGCCTTCTTCCCGGCGAGAGCGATCAGGGTGACGTCCGACTCATAGTGCTGCTCCAGCAGCATCACCAGTCGAAGCACCGGCTGAACGAATGTCTCCGTGAATGTCTTGAGCATGTACTCGGTAAGGAGATTGGTCGGGCCCTGGAGCATCCGCATCGTATTGGTGGACTCCCGCCCGGTACGCTGGGCCTGGACCTGCATGGGGTTGAAATTCCCCACCAGGTCGGAGAAGTCCCCGTCCACCCGGTCCTGCTCGAGATAGGCACTCTGGGTGACATCGGGCCAGGTGATCTCCTTGACGTCGGTTTCGGGATCGTCCAGGAGCGTAATGCCGCCCGGCACGTTGCGTACCAGTGACGCCAGATCGACGTTCTTTCCGCGCTTGGCGAACCAGCGCTTGTTGAGTACCAGCTTGACGTTATCCAGTCGCTGGTTCTGCAGGTCGTTCGCTTCGTCCTGCAACGGCTTGATGAGGATCGGAACCGGAGTCGATAGAGGTTTATGGGTCTCAAGCATCACCTTGCCCAAGACATAGGGCCGCTGGCCGTGCCAGACCGTTTTCTGGAGCGGTTCGGGATCGGTCAGCATCTTCTCCGACGAGACGGTATAGAACTCCCAGTCCTCGCCCTCGAAGCGGTGGATGTGCCGGTGCACCCACACGATGTCGTAGTCCGATACGTCGCGCTTCTGCTGGGAGGGGTCCTGCTGGACCTGGATCCTCGCCTGACGGGTGGAGTCATCGGTCGAGTCGTTCGTTCGCTGGAATACCACCTGGGCGGGATAGGGCTTCCACGTCTGACCCTTGGGGTTCACCGCGGTCATCTTCTCCTTCACGTCACACCAGTACATCGGGATGATGTGAATGAGATAGGGGGATGAGCCTATGGGGTCCATCCAGTCGGCGGAGGGGTCGATCCTCAGATTCTCGATCGGGATCAAGTCCACTACGGGGCGGTCCTCTAACTGGGTCCGTACCCCGTCATTGTCGTGTTTCTCATAGAACTTCCAGTAGATGTGAGCGGCCACCGCTCCCTGCACGTGCCCGTCCTGGATCGCTCCCACACATACCTGGAACCAGGGAATCGACTTCCCCAACCGGTACTGGATCAACTGCTTAGTGACCTCGGCAGAGACAATCTCGGCCTTGTCCGACTGGTTGACCGCCGTGACATCGATCAGATCGCTGTTGGAGAAGAACGCTGCCGCAGCGGCGGCTTCGTTCTTGCGGATGATCGCCCGGGTCTTGGGACGGAATAGATTGGATCGCTTACGAAAGAGTTCGGAGTTGTACTTGCTGTCGCCCGCGTGCTGGTTGTTGAACGCCCGGATGCTGTCGTCCCACTGCTTGCGGTAGTTGCTGTCCACGTAGGAGGTGGAAAACCGAAAGGCATCTCGGGCACGACGAGCCCAGTCGGGTTGACCGCTCTTCCTCTCCTCCTCGGGAACATCCACCGTCTCCATGCCGGACGATTCATGCTCTTCACCCAAGTACGTGAGCTCGGCATCGGACGGGGTGGGATCCTCTATCGAGGGTGGCTGGGGCCTCCAGGGGGTGGACTTCGCCATCAGTGCCAAGCCTTCGGCTTATGAGGCGTCGTCTCATCCCACGGGGGACAGACGGGATCACGACCATCCCAGGGACCTCGGGGGAGCCCGAAGGCTTCCAGCAGCTGGCCGCCGGCACTCATGGCCGCGTGGGTGATGGCCGAGGGTGTCTGCAGGTCCTTGGGGTCGATCGCATAGGCAAAGCCGCGCATCCCCACCGCCTGGTGCACGACGTCATCGATCGCCATGTGCCGGACGATCACGTTCCCACCCTGGAAGCCCACGAGCCAGGGGTGGTGCGGGTAGAGCCGGTTCAGCGTCTCGGCGACCTCCTTAGCCAAGGCCATATCGGACGCCTCACTCGCATACCCATGTTCCAGGACCTCGATCACGGGATACCCGTGTGCTTCAACTTGGATGACAGTGACGTGGGCGGGTACACGTAGATCCCGGTACTCCCCAGGTCGGTGCTGTCGAAGCTACGACCCGTGAAGTTGTAGACCCGGTGGTCGGGGGCTCTGAACTCACTCCCCCAGGCTCGGGAGACCATCTCAAGGAGACTGAAAACCCGTGTAGATACCGGAAAGCCGAGTTTAGGGTTTAGGGCCATCACACCACCTCAGGCTCTATCGGACCACCCACGTCCCTCTCTCGGTAGGGTTTCAATATCCGATCCATTCTCGTCTCATTGTCGCGTTCAGGCAAGAGAACCCGTCGGGTGCGCAGGTCCTCCAAGATCCGTTTGGCAGCTTCGGGGTCGGGGTCAGACATACTCGGGCTCGAGCGACGTCCTGTCGATGTACTCAGGCGTGATCGGTTCCATGTCGTAGATGCGACTAATGGCGTCCACGATGTCCACTCGACCACCGAAAGGGAAGTAATTCACCTGCATCTTGAGGCGTTCGGTGAGGTCGTACTTGTGACGGTTCTCATCGAGTCGGAGGATCGGCCTCGAGACCCGGTATTCATACCCCTGGGCGACCATCGTGGATTGGGTGCGGGTGAGTGCGTCCTCATCGGTCGGATAGGGGAGGTAGAAGCGGTGTCCCCGGATGTCGGGGATCAGGCGCTGCACTCGGTCGTGCTTGGAGCGCTCTCCATCCCGCGGCCACTCGAGTTCGACGATATCGAAGTTCAACTTCTCGATCCGCATCCGTTCCTTGAAGTAATCCAAGTCCGCTATCGCACCGAAGCGTTCATAGCCTACGTGAAAGCCCATCATCCCCGGGGCCTGGTTCCAGGTATCCCACAGGTCCCGCATCCAGCGCCAGCGGTCCATGAGATCGACCTTGTGATCGATCCCATCGAGCAGGTACTTGTTCCCGGCGTGGTCGACCCCGATCACGGCCATGCAGGTATGGGCTGAGTCCTTCTTGACGCTTCGGGCGGGATCGATCAGCAGGTACCCCATCAGGGTGAGGGGCCGGACCTCATAGGTCTGAAGGTCTGCCACGTTGAACATGCGCTGATGTCCCGCGAGCGGATTCGCAAGGAGCTGGCAAGCCACTGTGGCCTCACCCTGGTCCCTGACCCTGCGGGTCCACTCGGCTCGGGTGAAGAGCACCGGCTTACCATCGAGCGTGCCGTCATCCGTGGCCGGGTAGATACGTGGGATCGCTGCCCCCCGGTTGATGATCTCCGCATAGGTGTCAGCGTAGTGATAGCGGGTGCCGATGATCCACTTGCGCCCGCCGGCAGTTCCAAGGTTATCCGAAATCTCCCACGCTTCCGTGGTCTTCTCGATCTGTTCTGGCGTATTGACTGATTCACGAGTCACCACATCGTCGTAGACGAGTAAACCGAAGTGCTTGCTGGTCGGTTGGCCGTCCACCAGGCCGTGGGCCTCCACGGTCGATTCCTTGGGGTTGCCCTCCCGGCGGACGATGAGTCCGGCATCGAGCGACCAGCTGGGGGATTCCTTCTCGGGGACTTCGTAGAACACCTCGGGGAAACTATGGATCAGGTTGAGGTTGGTCTCGAACTCCCGCTTGATCTGGGCGAGGAAGCCCTTGGCGATGGGCTTGGTGTGACTGAATATCCCGATGGTGAGCTCGGGATCTCTCAGGATCTCCTGGATCACCCCGGCAAGCGTAATGATAGTGCTCTTGTAGTGTTCTCTCGCCCAGATATCACAATACCCATCAGGCCGGGTCTCCACCTCACGACAACGCTCGTACACCCAGGGATGCCATGCATCGTAGCGACGCAGGAGCTTGATAAGCAGGTAAAAGCGGTCGTTAAGGGCAAGCCATCGGATAGCCGGTACATCCGTACCTCGTCGGTCAAGGCTATCCCACACACCGAGCAGTTCACTGAATGGGGTGTTTCGGAGTCTCGTGACGAGCGGCGAGACGCTCTGTAAGGCTTTCTTCATCCCCGGTAGTTACCGTGTGCTCGATCGTTCCCGCGATGTGCTGGACGGCACGTCCGTCCAGGCGATCGGCCAGGTGTTCAATAGCCCAGGGAGTACCCTCTGTCGCTGCGGCAACGAGGCGATCTGCGATCCGGTCGAGACCCGATTCCACAGTGCTCCCTGCACGTGCGAGTGCACGTTTAAGGGCATATCTCCAGAGGCTAGCGCTCTTCGCATTCTCATTCCCTGGCTGTGCCCCTCTCTTTCCATTAGACACAGTGTCTATCTCTTTGATTTCTTGAGCGGCTTACCGGTCATGAGATTCTGACCCGTACTCGTCTGGCAGATCGCGGCAGCGGAGCCTTTACCTTTGCTGCCCTTGAGCTTCTGGTAACAGCGATCGACCTTGGTGCCTTTAGGCATTGAAGGGTTCCTCGGTAGGTTCCGGGGGGTTGTTGCCCGGTGGGTCCTCCGGGATCTCTTCCCCTGGTGGGTCCCAGGTCGGATCGACCAGCTTATGGATCTCGTCCGCCACAGCCTGGGAGGCGGGCCGGTGACTATTGCCTGTGAGTGCCACCAGGGCATCCACCAGCTTGTCGTCAGTCATCCGTCCCCCGATAGCCTGAGTAGCCGGTTCGCTTGCCATAGCTCGCCCGCTTAACGTAGAGCTTGAGCCTATTCGGCAGGTCCTTGTCGTGACGGTGCAGGATCGTGGCATCGAGGTCGTAGTCGCCCGTCACATTCGGCACGTCGTTCCAACCCCGTGGTGCACACTGGGCGCTGTGACAGCCCCCATGAAACAGGTGGTGCATCTGATTGGGCTTCATTTTCCCCTCTACATAGCAGAAATTAACCACTCTTTCAATGCGTCTACGTGCAGTTTCCACGTTCGGTTATTCACGATCCAGGCACTGTCCTCGACCGCACTCTCACGGAGGTTGTAGACCGACTCGAGTGTCTCCAGCACCTCGTCGAGATCGGGTTCGTACCACTCCCAATCGGCGAGCGGGAAGAAATACTCCGAGCTCGCCCGGATCGGCTTGTGATTCATGAGCGGGTGTCCGAGATGGGCCGGGAGGTCGAGCATCCCTGAGTGTCGGGCATAGATCACCCTCACCCCGCAGGCCATGGCCTCCTTCACCGGCAGGCTGGTACAGCTCTCCACCCGGGTGGGTGCGAGCATCACGTCCATGTCTCTTAAGATCGCCGGCAGCATCCAGTTGGGAAGGGGCTTTAAGTCCAAGACCTTACGCGGATCCACCCCGTTGTCCTCGGCCCAGCGTTTGACGTCGAGGTGACCCTCCTCATTCAGCCACAGCGGCTCATCGCAAATCCCCTTGTAGCCGTTCCCGAGATCGCTATAGGGACTGTTCCACAGCGTGATGAGCCGGGCTTCGGGATGGCGGTCGACGAAGCGCTTGAACACCGTGAGCGTGACGTCCTGGGCCTTGCGGTATTCCACCTTCCCGCTACTGAAGATATTGAATGTATTCGCAAACCACCCCGACTTGGCACCCGGGCAGAAGAGACTGGGATCGACGCCTTCGAGAATGAGCTTCACCTCGCGCCCCGTAGCCGCCTCGATCCTCTCTTGGTTCCACGTGGAACCGGTGAGCAGAAGGTCATAGCGACTCAAGTTATCGAGCGCGACCCGCATGTCGGCCTTCTCGATGATCACCCGTGCGACCCGGCACTTGACCGCCACGTCGGACGCGGGCTTCAGGTCGTTCCCGATGGGGTCGACCCACACGCCCTTACCGTCGAACCGACAGGCCTTACTCGCCTCGATCATCCGGGCGAGATGCGTGAAGCGATAGGGGTCGATGCCTACAAACTGTTCCATCCGTGGGATCGTGGCGCAGATCGGCTGCCAGGCGGGATCGGCCTGAAGCTGTGCAGCCCAGTTGAGGCCAACAGAACCCCAGCCGCTATAGGCATCGCAGCTGAAGTTGATGACTACTTGATGCAATACCACCCCCGGGCACGCAGTTCCCCCTGTCCGGGGATGGCATTCATCCAGTCGGCATAGATGTCGAGTGAGATATTCCGGCGGTGTTCCTTGGCAAATTCCTGTACCGCCCGGTGGACGCCGAACATCACCCGACCGTGCCCGAAGTTGATCGGCTGTTCGGGAACGATCCCATAGTCGTCCCCTGCGAGCATTCCGCCTGGGCGGATCTTCGGCCACCAGGCCGCTATATCCGCCTTCACCGCCTTATAGGCGTGATTGGCATCGAGGTATACGAAGTCCAAGAAGTTGTCCCTGAAGTCCTTTGCGGCCCCGAGTGAGGTCTTGCGGTGGATCATATAGCGATCCTCAAAGCCCTTGAGTCTCGTGAGCGTCTCCTGGTAGTTACTCCCGTGGTCGTAGTCCTCTTCGTACCCCGGGATCTGTGCCCAGGGGTCGACGAGGTGGAGGAAGCCGGGCCAGTATTCCAGAATCTGCCGGGAGAGTTCTCCCTTGCAGACCCCCACTTCCACCCCGACCTCGAGCAGTTCCCACTCGTTCAGGAGCAGTGGGAAGTCAGCTCTTTGGCGCTCGTACTGCATTCGTTGTCGAGTATCCGGGGAGCTGTGGGATGTGGATCACCGGGGCCGTCCACACCCCGTGCGGGCCGTTCTTCCACCCCGGTACGCGCTGGGCGTAGTGGGTCTGGTTGGGGGAGTGGTCATAGCCCTTGAAGATCACGTCGGGACGGATCTCCATGATCAGGGGATCTTCCCGACCCTCGAAGGGGATCACTGCATGGGAGAAGGGACCCATCCAGTACCTGACAACGGCCATGCGCTCATCGATCGGGTTGAAGGGTCGATCCTCGCCCTTGACCCGCCGGCAGTACTCGTCGGAATTCACCGCGATGATGAGGTAGTCGCATTGCTGGCGGCACTCGCGCAGGAAGTACTCGTGACCCTCGTGGAGCCTATCGAAACAACCGTTGGTAAATCCTACTTTCATGACTCACTCGGGACGAGACGGATACAGTCATCCGGGTCGTCATGGGTAGAGGCTTCCACGATCACGCCGGGCACCACACATCTCACC